CCATAGTCTTAACCTATGGCTAAGTATTCGGATATAAAAGGATTTACAGTTCAAACACTGTCAACGGACACTGTTGCTAATCAAGGTGCGGGTGGTTCTTGGGCCTCTGGTGGTGCTATGAACACAGCTCGAGATTATGTTGGTGGAGCTGCAGCTGATAAAGACGCTGCTTTAATTTTTGGTGGCAGCGTATATAGAGTTGAACAATACGACGGATCAAGTTGGACAGAAAAAACTGAAATGAATTGTCCAAATGATGTCAACTATTCTAGATCATCAATGGGAACTTATACCGCTTGCATAGCTGCAGGAGGAAGTTCAGGCTATTCAAATCTTGTTGAGCAGTGGGACGGAAGTTCTTGGACGGAAATTGCTGAATTAAATGAAGGCAGAGGTTTTGGTTCTGCTAGTCCAATAGGAACAGTAACCGCTGGATTAGTCGCCGCAGCTTTTAAAGCTAACCCTGGGGTTGTTACCGCTAACACTGAAACGTGGAACGGTTCAACTTGGACAGAAGTTAATGAAATGAATACTGGAAGAGGTTATGCTGCAGGACTTGGAACATCAACTTCTGCTATGATAGCCAATGGACAAGTACCTCCGAGTTTAACTTTATCAAATACTGTTGAAACTTGGGATGGATCATCTTGGACTGAAACAACAGAGGTTAATACTGCGAGAGCTAGAGGTGTAGCTGCTGGTGAAAGTAGCACATCTGCATTATTTTATTCAGGGGCTACAGGATCAAGCACAGGTAAAGCTGAAACAGAATTTTGGGATGGATCAAGCTGGACAGAAGTGGCAGATTTATCCACAGCTAGAATGAGAGGTGGTGGAGGAGGAACAGCTGCAACAGCTATTATGGCTGCTGGAAGACACCCTGCACCTGCAACTGCTGCAACAGAAGAGTGGTCAGCACCTGCAACATTTAATCAGATACAAGAAGGACAATTATTTTTTAATTCAACAGCAAACGCTTTTAAAGAAACGATAACAGATATACCTAACGCCACTTGGGCAAGTTCCACAAGTTTAAATACACCAAGAGGAAGTGCTTCATCATGGGGAACTGCTACTTCATCGGTGGCAGCAGGTGGAAATGCGGCACCTGAACAAAGATTAAAAGTTGAAACTTGGAATGGTTCAACTTGGACTGAAACAACAAATTTAAGTAATTCGAGAACTCAAAACGCTGGATTAGGTAATTCTAATTCAGACGGTTATGTAGTTGGTAATGAAAGTTCGCCTAATTTATTAGTTGAGCAATGGAATGGATCTTCTTGGACAGAAGTTAATGATATTAATAACCCACACAGCGGAGCGGGTGTATCAGGGACATCTACTTCAGGTATTGTATTTGGAGGTGAACCCAATAGTGCTAATGCAGAAACTTGGAATGGAAGTAGTTGGACAGAAACTTCAAATTTAAACACAGGTAGAGCGAAAGGAATTGCTTTTGGTGGATCCTCTTCAGATGCTTTATTAGCTTCAGGATTTAATAGTCCTCCAACATCTTATAAAAAAAACACTGAAATCTGGGATGGCACAAGTTGGACAGAAGTTAATGACATGAATGATTTTCATCAATCAGGAACATCAGGTGGAACTTCTTCTGTAAATGGAATTGGTGCTGGCGGAGATGCGCAACAACCTCCAGGAGCATCTAGAACAGTTAACACAGAATTTTGGAATGGATCAAGTTGGACGGAAGTAAACAACATGGGAACAGCAAGAATGGATTTTAATTTTGGTTTTGTAGGAAGTTCAAGTTCTACTCTTGCTATTGGTGGAAATATTTCTACGGGTGATGTAGCTACAGTAGAAGAATGGACAGCAGATTTAGCTAACAAAACAATTACAGCGAGTTAATTATGGCAACGTATAAGGAAATAAAAGGCGTAACAGTACAAACAAGAGCTGAGGATCCAGTTCAAAACGTTGGATCTTGGTCATCTGGTGCAAATTTACCAGCAAATATAAATTCTGGTATGGGTTTTGGAACACAAACAGCTTCAGTAATTGGTGGTGGATATAATGGATCTACTTACTCAAACAATGTTTATGAATATGACGGAACATCTTGGACTTCAGGCGGATCTTTAACTGCCTCTCTTGGACAGGCTAGAACAGGACACGGAATTTTAACGGCAGGCGGTGCAGTCGCTGGTTACAAAACTAGTGGTAATACAATTATAGCTAACTACGAACAATACGACGGAACTTCTTTTACAGAACAAAATGATTTAAATACTGCAAGACAAACTTTAGCTGCAGCAGGATCTACAACAGCAGCTTTAGCTGTTGGCGGAACAACGGGTGTTGGACCAGGATCTACACAAGAAGGTCTAACAAATGTTGAAAGTTACAATGGATCCTCGTGGACTGAAACAACAGAAAATAACACGGCAAGAAAACAAGCCACATCTTTTTCTGGAGGCCCTGCTCCGACAATGATATATATAGGTGGAGCTAGTGATAGCACTTTATATGCAAACGTAGAAACTTACAATGGATCAGCTTGGACAGAAACAACAGATTTAAATACAGCTAGATCAGCTTTGGCCGGAGCTGGACAAGCACAAACAGACGGATTAGTTTTTGGTGGTGCCGCACCTTCTGTTACAGCAGCAACAGAAAGTTGGAACGGAACAACTTGGACTGAATTAAACGATTTAGGCACTGCAAGACATAGCCTT